ACCCGGCTTTTACTTCAACGTACCGCCCTCTGTTTTCGAGGACGGTTGCCGTGACCCGGAAGAACTGAACACGGGAGATATGAAGCCGCTGACCACGCCGAAAGAAGTTGCACCCGGCGCAGACTGGGACGTGGTGGCAATCTATGACGATGCGGGCATTCCGTCCATCATGCACCGCTTCCGCCGCATGAGCAATAAGGAACTGTTCGGCGGCAGCGATAAGCCGCACCCGGCGTTCATCATCGGCGGCGAGGTATACGACGAAATCTATATTTCCGTGTACCCTAATGTGATGATTAACGGCAAGCCGTACAGCCTGCCGTTCCAGAAACCGGCGGACAATCTCACGCTGGACGACTTCTCCAAAGCCTGTTTCAGCAAGGGTGAGGGCTGGCATCCTATGACAGCGGCGGAGTGGGGCTTTCTTGCAAACCTCAGCCTGAAACTTGGTACTTTGCCACACGGGAACACCGACTACGGCGCATGGCATGGCGACCACAAAGAGCACGGCCAGAAAGCACCGAACAGCAATCGAACGCTGACCGGAACCGGCCCGGAAACATGGACGCACGATCACACAAAAACCGGTGTCCACGATCTGTGCGGCAATATCTGGGAGCTGCTGGCCGGTCTGCGGATCAAAAACGGTGTGCTGATGGTGGCAGAGGGCAACGATGCAGCACTCCCGGAAACCGACCTGACCAAATGTGGCGACGACTGGAAGCTACTGACGGACGACAAGGGCGCACCGGTGTACGTTTCTGCATCCGGCAGCGAGATCGTGTTTACCACCGACCACGATGAAGCGGGCGGCTTGGGTAGCTGCGAATGGGGCAAGGTCAAGACGGAATGTAAGAGCGAAATGCTCAAAGAGTATGCGCTGTTCGCTGGGGAGAAAGAAGCATACTGCTGCATTGATGCAACTGAGGGCGAATACATTCCGTTCCGCGGCGGCAACTGGAGCAATGGCGGGAGTGCCGTTGTGTTCGATTTGAACCTCATCAATCCGCGCTCTCTTTCGTGGACGGGCAGCGGGGGCCGTTCCGCTTTCTTTAAGAAAAAGCAGAAAGCTGAACGCTGAAAAGCTGATGGGCTGCGCGGCAGCGCAGGCCAAGGCGGAGAAACGAAAATGGTACTTATCATTCTTTGTGTTGTACTTTTGATCCTGTTCTTGCTGGCAATCGGCATAACGCTGTTGATTTGCTTTTTTGCAGGAGAAGCATTTAGCTGGGGGATTGTCGCGTTGGTGTGGCTGTTCCTGCTGATTGCAACCGTTGCCGTTGGCGGCGGGAATGGCTGGGAATAAAGCCAAGCCGCGGTCTGGGCGTACCGAAACACGCCTGCCACATGACCGGGCACTTAGGGAGCGCACCGGTCAGCCGGTTTCCGCAAGACCGGCATCTTACCTACCGGGGATGAAAAGAACACGGTAGGGCGACCCGCACGGGCATGGGGGCGGAAGCATTGCGCTGTACGACACCGCTCCTTTCTATGGCGCAGCCAGTGCAAGCGGGGAATTTACACCGCCCCGCCGCCCAGTGCTGACTCTGGGATGCGCCGCCACTTCCGAATATTCATCAAGCAAAGAAAGGACAAAGTTATGAACGACATGGAAAAGTGCTTTTACGAACCGGCTGAATTGTCGGTGGTGGACGAGGGAAAAGGATGCTCGCTGGTAAAGGCGAAAGGTAGTCCGTACAAGCTGGGCTTTCTGGTGGAGCAAGGTGCTGACGGCATTTTCAAGAGCCTTAACGACGCAGAAGCGGTAGATGCGATGGAGAGGGCAATCGTGAGCACCATTCGCATTATGGCGATGCGGCGCAAGGCAGAGTTCGAGAACCGCAACGGTGCGTTCGATATGAGCAGCGGTTTCAACGCTGTCCGGGACGATGGTGTGCTGAAAGAAATTCTTAAAGGCATCTTCGGGAAGCAGTAAGGGAACGCAACATGAACTATAAGTTTGAGATCAAAATATCCGGCGAGGGAGATAAAATCCATTTTTCCTATGACGGTTCCGGCAAAGAGCTGGTCGTTGCTGTGGAGATCATGGCGGCGAAAATCCTTGCAAACGCAGCGAAAGACAAGAAGAATCTGGACAAGCTGCGGGCAGATATGAACGCCATTGTAGAAAATTTGGCGGCTGATGCGTGGGCAGCGGAAATCGCAGAAACGGACGAAGAAAAGAATGAAGCAGAAGCCCGCTTCAATTATTTTGTGTCGATGCTTATGGAATAACAGGCGGTGACAAAATGAAAATACACAACAGAAGCCCCACCGCAACAGAAGTTCGCAAGAGCGAACAGTGCCGACACACGTTCAGAATCACGGCTGCGAAGTGCGCACCGTGCGATGGGTACAACCTGAACTGTGAGCATTACGAGAAAACCAACAAGGGTGCTGCTGATACAAAACATCTTTCGAGGTAAACAAGCCGCCCTGCGCCGCGTCAGCGGGGCGGCTTTTGTATGTGGTGCGGGGCGGTTGGGTGCGCGACCGACCACCGCAAGCGGGGCCGAACCCCGTCCGCACCTGCTTTGCTCGAAATCATGGAAGCCGGGCTGCACCGGCGGGCGCAAAGCGTCAAGCCATACCTGCATGACAACGACGGAGGTTGAAAGGTATGCCCGCTGCATGAGCGAAGAAATGCCTTGTCCGATCCACCCAAGCCAAAGGTGGTAGGGCTGATTTGGTAGATCGGCCCGCCCCGCCGTCCTGTCTTTCTTAGAGTTCAGCAGGACGGCGGGTATCTATTATGCGGATGCGCAATGGAGAAGAACAGCTCTCCCATTACCTCCGAGCTGTAAGGCCGGTTCGATCCCGACCATCCGCACAAGAAAGAATGGAGAACATCAATGGAAATCGAATGCTTGACACTGGAGTTTCCGCAAGGAGCGAGGGTGTATAGTTCTGACGGTGTTGCCCCGGCTCTCCTGAACAGTGCATCGGCTATGAGATCACAGTCGATTTTGATTCGGGGGGACAGCATGAAAATCCGTAGCGAAAAGTCAATGTGTCTGGCTGGAAACTTTGTGGACAGGAATACAAACCAGAACGGAAGTGGTGTAAGAGAAGATGCTTCTTTTACACTGAACACGGTTGACCGCCACGCTGTCGCATATAGAGAACTGCAATACGACAACTACATAGAGGACAGCGTGAGCGGGACGCTCAAAAAATCTGGCGGTGCATTGGGAGGGGGTTCGGAAACGGTAGTGTGCGAAAAAAGGAAAATGCCGGAGTGGATAGTTCGGAGGTTGATCCCTCTGGAATGTGGCCGATTGCAAGGATTCCCAGACGGTTGGGCGGAAATTGAGCCATTAAAAAATCCGAGCGAGTTCCAGTTCTGGCGGGAAGTCTACGTTAGAAGCTGTGAAATCAAAAACCAAAAGCCCAAAAAGACTATCACTCGCGCAGACGGACAGAAAAGCGATGAAGCATTGATGCGCTGGCACGATGGGTTACATAGTGCGGCAGCAGAGTACGCAATGTGGGGAAACGGAATGGCGTTGCCCAATGCCCTGTTCTTCGTGCAGAACGCATTCCGGGAGCTAGGAAAACCACCACATGAAGTAAAACTGGGAAGCCTGTTTGACGGAAGCGGAACAATGCCGCTATGCGCTGCTATGTGCGGCGGTCATCCGGTTTGGGCCAGTGAAATAGAACCGTACCCCATTGCGGTGACAAGAACCCATTTCCCGCGCATGAAGCACTTGGGAAGCGTCACGGAAATCAAAGGATCAAGAATCGAGCCGGTAGATATTATCACGTTCGGTTCTCCCTGTCAGGATTTGAGCATTGCAGGAAAACGCGCCGGTTTGAAGGGAGAAAGGTCCGGTCTGTTCAGAGAAGCAATACGGATCATCCGGGAAATGCTGGCGGCAACTAACGGAAGATACCCGCGCTTTGTAATCTGGGAAAACGTGCCGGGCGCACTTTCATCGAACGGAGGTGAAGATTTTGAAGTTGTCCTCAATGAACTGCTCTGTCTTAGAGAGTTTACCGGAGGTGGAGCAGCTAAGTTTATTCAGCAGCACGGAAAGTGGAGGAACTTCGCAAATTACGGAGCTGTTGCCTATCGAATCGTCAACGCACAATTTTGGGGAGTACCCCAGCGCAGGCGAAGAATATATGCTGTCTGCGATACTTGTGGAGAATCCGCCGGAGTGGTCGTTTTTGAGCGAAAAGGCACTCAATGGAATTTTGACCCGTGCATCCCGCAGGGGGGGGGGGGAAGTTGCAGGACTTACTGCTGACTGCTATTCATGGCATGATCGAATGGTGGCATCAAAACCCAGCGGGGGGGGGTCAGCAGCATATACCATGAAAATCCGTGGAGGATGTGAGGGCGGCGGAAAGGGCGCACTTGTGCAAGAAGAACTTTCCGCAACGCTGGCAACCCATCAAGACCAAACGCTCTTTGAAAATCATGGGTGTTTCCCGATAAATACGATGCTTGCAACACGCTGCAAGGCTCTTGGGCGTGGAACGGGACTAGGCATCGGCAACGATGGCGACCCGCAGTACACGATAACCAAAGGGCATGAACACGCGGTAGCGTATAGCATTGGCGATGTGCCGGACACAGCATTTGCAAATGATGGGGATACAGTGGCAAGAACGCTGACCGCTCGTGCGGACGGAAGCCCGATGATCGACCGAGGTCCGAACATTGTAACGCAGAAAGGAAAGTAAATGCAGAGGTACAAGGTGGTTGTCGTCTGCTGCACCGCTGACGAAACGGATGTACACACGATCCGCGTCAATGGCTGGGGCGAGAGTGAAGCAGAGTACAACGCCCGCCGAAAAATCCAAAAGTTTCACCGCCGCGAGTATGAAAAAATTACCGTGACGAGGATAGAAAAAATCAAATAGGAGGTCGAGAACGTGCTGTACAGTGAAGCAATCTGGGTTTTGGAAAAAGTTTCAGCGGCGAGATTTGCGCCCGCACCAATGCCGCCGAGAGAAAAAATTGAAGAAGCAATTCAGATCGTGGTGAACATGAGGACGGTTCAGGCTTGCCCGAAATACGCGCTTCATGCCGCGCTGTGGTGGCTGGCGGTTAAATCCAAAGAGGTGGAACAGTGACAAGAAGAGATAAGGCAATTCTGATTCTGGTCTGTGCCGCTGAAATAATCAACTGCGCCAAGGTCGGGGTGCTGAAAAGCCGGATAGCCGACCTTGAAACGCAGCGGGACATTTATGCAAGCCGAGCGCAGCACTGGATCGACCGAGCATTAGAGGACGAAGAGGTTATAGATTCTATGCAGCTTCGCCTTGACGCTTTGGCCGACGGGAAAGTTGAGCTGGAAGATGCAGGAGTGTTTTTCTGCACGGCTTACTGCACCGAGCAATACCCGCATATCTGCGGGGAGGGCCGCGGGATCACCGCCAGCGGCCAGCCGATACAGGCGGGCGTAACCGTGGCAGCAGATCAGTCAATCTTCCCGTATGGCACAGTTCTGTACATTGAGGATGTAGGTATCCGCATTGTGCAGGACAAGGGCGCGGGAGTGCATGGAACGCACCTTGATGTTGCGGTTGATACTCATGAGAATGCGCTGACGTGGAATGGGTATGGCGAACATCGAGTATGGATTTTGAAAGGGGAATAAATTATGCCGAACTGGGTAGAGGGAAAACTGAAAATCCGCGGAAAACCGGAAGATATTAAGCGGTGGGTGGAGGAATGTCTACATTGCTACACTACGAACTGGCTGGGCGACGGCGCACACACGGAGCTTGTAGAGGGTGCTGTCCGATTTGAGCACGACCCAGACAGCGAAGAAATGTACCTGTATGTAGACAAGAGTGCTCATATCGAGGGGACGAGAAGAAACTTCGTAGAAAAAGGCGAATATGTGGACTTATGCGAAGAGGGCAAAAAGTCGATCCTTATTGTGAGCATGAAAGCTGCATGGAATATCGAAGAACAGCCCTATATTGAAATGTCCAAAAAGTACAACTTGGATTTTAGAGTGTACGGCTATGAAATGGGCATGGAGTTCAACAAGGAAATCGAGATCGTAGAGGGCGAGATCGCAACGTATCGGCTTATTCAATTTAAGGACTACAAATGGGAATGTCCCGACCCGAAACTTGGAGGGTGAGTAATGGATAAAGAACAGCTTGCCATTGCAAGGTTGCAGGATGCGGCAAGGCTTTCCCTGCATCGGTACAAGAAGCCATTGAAGGTTACATATTCGGGCGGTAAGGATTCACAGGTGCTTCTTGCACTGGCGGAACGCGCGGGAATTGATTTTGAAGTTATCAATTCGCATACAACGGCAGATGCGCCGGAAACCGTAAGGTTTATTCGACAACAGTTTCATGATTTGGAACTGAGGGGGGCAGTTGTCAAATTGTCATGCCAAAATATAAAGGCTTGCCAATATCAATGTGGACACTAATTCCACGAAAGGGAATGCCACCCACAAGACTTGCAAGATACTGCTGCCAAGTTTTGAAGGAATCGAACGGAAAAGGGAGATTCAATGCGACCGGGGTTAGATGGTCGGAATCGCCGCGCAGAAAAAATAGCCGTGGCGTTATGGAGGTAATGAACAAAGACCCGAAGAAAAGAATTATTCTCGCAAACGACAACGACGAGAAAAGGCAACTGTTTGAAACGTGCAATATAAAGGCAGAAATGGTGGTCAATCCGATCGTAGACTGGTCGGACGATGATGTGTGGGATTACATTACGTCCGAAAAACTACCGTTCAATCCTCTTTACTGCGAGGGCTGGAAGCGCGTCGGCTGCATTGGATGCCCGCTGGCTGGCGGAAAAATGATGCAAAAGGAGTTTGCGCGATGGCCGAAATACCAGAAACTTTACATTGATGCGTTTGAACGAATGCTGAAAGTCCGAAAAGAGCAAGGAAAAGAAGCGGTTGTGTGGAAAAATGGAACAGACGTTTTCCACTGGTGGATTGGAGACGGCGTTTCTCCCGGACAAATCAGCATGGAAGAGATGATGGAGGAAGAAGAGTGACGAGAGAAGAAACTATGGCGGAAACAATGGAAAGAGCATATCGGGCGGGCGTGATCGGACGAGCCGAAATGTTCAAGTTCAAGATTATGCTTATTGCGCACAATGCCTATAAATTTCAGGGTCGTGCGCAGCTCTACCGGAATTACCTGCCGCAGCACATCGCAATCCATGTTCGGAAACAGTATCTTGCTGAGCTGAACAGGAAAAGAAAGGATGAACGAAATGCGCAGAGCAATAGCCGTTGATTTTGACGGGTGCATTTGCCAAAGCAAATACCCGGAAATTGGAGAACCCAACTGGCACGTTATCGAGGAAGCTAAGAAAGAACAGGCAGCGGGTGCTGGACTGATCCTGTGGACGTGCAGGGCGGGCAAGAAGCTGGACGCAGCTATTGCAGCCTGCAAAGAGTGGGGCTTGAACTTTGATGCCGTGAACCAGAGCTTGCCGGAGTGGATTGAAGCGTGGGGCAGCGATTCCCGCAAAGTCGGCGCAGATGAATACTGGGACGACAAAGCGGTGATCGCAGACACGACCTGCATCCTGCGGAGTGCCACCTGCTATAAGAAAAAGAATATGGGTGAACAAGATGAAAAATGAAAAAGCGGTTATGCCGATGCGTAGAGTCAACGCAAACCCCGGAAAGTATGTCAGCATCATTACGAACTTTGGCTGTCATTACACCTGCCCGGAGTGCATCGTGAGAAACAATGGCCTGAAAATGAGCGAAACGGACAATTTCAGCACACAGGAATCGCTCAACAAGGTGCTCTGCAAGGAAAGGCCGGAGTGGGTTTCGGTGTCCGGCGGCGGCGATCCGCTGTTCCATTGGAAAGATCATTGGTCATTCTACGAGGGCCTTTTCCACACGGCAGAGCGGCGAAACGTCAAGCTGGAAATGCACACGAGCTATCTCCCGGACAGCCCGGAAGTACAAGACTTCCCACTTAATTGGTTTGAACGGGTAGTGTACCACGTCCATACGTTCGACGACCTGCTCCACATTAAACGGAAGTTTGGCGAGATTGTCCGAGTGGTATTTGTCGTTGACGACAATATGACCGAACAGGATGTGCTTTTCATCGCCGGTTATGTGGCGGGAAGCAAAGAGATTGACGAGCTTTCTTTCCGCCAGCGGGTAGATGAAAACTACAAGGAAACCTATCACCTCCACGATCTGCTGACGGAGTACCACAAAAAGCTCTGGTGGTACATTACCCAGTGCGACTATAACCTCTATTTCCATAACGGCAAGGTGTACACGAAGTATACCGATATTTTCACGGAGGGCAAAGAGTGACACAGTATTGCCGGTATTGCTCGCTGGCCGTCCTGAATGACGATGATCTGATTCACTGCGAAGCCAAAGACGAAATGCGAGAGGGTAAGCAGATAACAAATCCGAACAAGTACAAGCACTTTGAGTTTAACCCGGTGGACGTTCTGGACGAGAACAAAAAGTATAGGCCGAGAGAGCCGAAGAAGAAAAATATTGAGGGGCAGGTGAGTTTCTTATAGGCAAGTGGAAACCGAACCTCCCACGGTCAGACCCCACCGTAGCTTTCGCCCGTACATAAGCACATGAGCGAAAGCGAGGAAATATGATCTTTTTCATCATCGGAGTGCTGGCCGCGCTGGTTGCGCTGGCCGTCCTGCTCCTGTCCGAAGAGGGCAAGGCCGCAGCATTTATTCCCGGCGTGGTCGCCGTTATCCTGATCGGTGTGTCCTGTGTGTCCTACGTTCCCACCGGCTACACAGGCATTGTGACCACGTTCGGCAAAGTCGAAGATGGCACAAAGGACGCTGGTGTGGTGGTCAAGTCACCGTGGCAGTCTATCGTCAAGATGGATAATCGTGTTCAGGAAATGAACATGGATTTATCGGCGTTCAGTTCTGACATTCAGGAAGTCGCTACGAGCGTTGCCGTTGGCTACCGGATCAACCAGCAGAATGCCATGACGATTTACAAGTCGGTCGGCAAGAAGTACGAGGACACTCTGATTACTCCCCGTGTGCAGGAAACGGTCAAGGCTGTGGTCGCCCACTACGATGCAAGCAGTCTTATCTCGAACCGGGATGCCGTTGCATCACAGATGGACACGAAGCTGCGGGAAGTGCTGGCAGAGTACAACATTGACTTGCAGTATATCAGCGTCACCAACTTCGACTTCACCGATACCTTTACGGATGCCGTTGAAGCCAAAGTAAAGGCCCAGCAGGAAAAGGAAAAGGCGGAAACCGATGCAGAGAAACGTCGTGTTGAAGCACAGGCCACGGCGGACGCTGATCTGATTGCGGCCAATGCCGAAGCGGAGAAATCCAAGGTTGCGGCGGTCGCGGAGCTGTACGTTGCCGAAAAGAAAGCGGAAGCAAACCGCGCCCTCAATGACAGCCTGAATAGCAATTTGCTGGAATACTACCGGATCACAAACGTCGATTCCCTCTGGAATGGCGAACTGCCTACATACGTTGGCGGTGATGGCAGTATTCCCATCATCAACGGGATCAACTGATTTTCTCCTACCGGAGCCGCCCGGCGCGGCGGCTCCATTCTGTGAGCATGGGGACAGGCCCCTACCGGTTCAAGCCCGGAAATGCCCGAAACTAACAGGAGGAAAGGACAATGCCGAAATACTTAGTTATGCTGCGGTGCAGCAGAGCAAGAAGCAACGCAAACCGCCATAGGCAGGAAACACCGGCCTATCTGCCGTACCGTATAGAAGCACCGAAAGCACTTGACGCAGCGGACAAGGCAAAAGAAGAAGCGGCCCTGTACTACCCGCAGTACCAGAAAATCCAAGTGGACAGTGTAACGGAGGTGCGGGACTTGTGAACAGGTACTACATCAGCGTTGCCGGTTGGAATGGTGCTGGCGTGACTGCGCCGTGCATCATCATCGGCCGAGAATTTGAAGCAGAAACGGAACGCACAGCCGGTGAAGCAGCGGAGAAATCCGCAGATGAACAGTTCCCCGAATATGCGCCGTTTGCAGTTATCAGAAAGGTGGTTTGAACATGAAACTTTCGGGATTGACCAAGATGGTCAAACGGCAGCTTGTCTGCAATGTTTTCTACAACGAAACGAGCGACGATTTTTACATTGGAACCGCGTCGGCAATCTACTGCGCAACTGGTTTCCTGCGTCCGTTGAACCGCAGCCAGATGGGTGCGCTGCTGGGGATCGGCGAAGAAACCATGATCGACAAGGTGGCCTATAACGACTACGATGGCGCATATAAAGACGACCTTAGCGGATTCAATTTGGACGACACGGTTAAGGGCGAAGTCGAAGTAAAGAAAATGGCCGTTGGCATCTACTACATGGGAGAAATTCTCATCCCGGTCACAACAGAAGATAAACACATGGTTGGCCTTATCTGCTGGTCACAGCTTGCACCGGTTGAGGACGAAATCAAGAACAACGGGTTTATCCGCTACTACCAAAGAAAACGCGCTGACGGAAGAACGTATTATGTGGTAAAAAATGGCATGAGGGTACGCGCTGCTGTCACGTCTTATTCTCTGAACGAATATGCGGAAGCAACGCTGCAAGAACTGGTCGCTATGCTGGCTGAAAACCGCACTGGCGAACTGGAAGAGAGCGAATACACATTCGATGATCTGCCGGATGAAGTGGAGGACGAAACGGACAATGAAGATGTTTGATGCAATCTACAAATGCCGTTTGTGCGGAGAAGAATTTGTGGAGTGCTCAACCAGCGGAGAGGAAAGCAATCGCAGCTTTGTAATGAAAATTATGTGCAGAGCGGTTGAGCAGAAAGAACCGGAAGAGATCATGGAGCCAACGCTCTACGCTTGTCGCCCGTGCAAGGATGGGAGTTTTGGCGTTGCTGACTTTCAGGGAATGCGTTTGGAGGGAAAAACAGGGTGAGCAGAAGATACATTCGTATCGGAATCAACGAAACGCTCTGGTTAGGACAGGCACAATGCGTATTGCACCTCATAGACTATGACGCGCTTCGAGAAGATGGATATGAACTGAGCAATAAGGGAGAACAGTTTTTCAATGACTTCTTCCAGCAGGAAATTTTCAGTCAGGTGGATTTTAGACACATGATTGAAAGTGGCCTGAAAGCAAACATAGAGGGTGCGCAGCAGCTTATGGATGCTGTTGAACAGTGCTTTGACCGATTCGATAGAACACACATTGTTACGGCGGAACAAGTGTTGCTGCAATACTGCGGGATGATCGAAGAAGAGGCTAAAGAAGCGGCCCCGGAAATCCACTCGGAAACGGAAAGAAAATGGATAAGCAATCAAGAAGTCATTATCAAGCAGGCGGGCATAATCGAAACTCAAAGAAATATGATTGCAAGCCTGAAAGAAGAAAATGAACACTTGTCTATTGCTTTTGCTGACGAACGAGCTGAAACAAATTCGCTAAGAAAAAAATTGCAGAAGAAAAAGAAGCACCGGTCGCTGGGCGATAGGTTTTTGCAACTTGTCGGGTTTGTGTATTGGATAGTAGATACGATCTGCAATTAAAACAGGAGAATAAACAATGGATGCAGTAAGAAAAGATGTTCGCCGTCTGGTAAACAAGGAGCTGGAAGCAGCAAACAAACGCTTCCCTCAGTTTGCCAGCCCGCACGAGGGACAAAATGACGAAGAAGTTTGAACACGGACAGCGGAACAACTGGCCCGGCGCAAGGGAGGATAGTCATGGAAAAGAAAAAGAAAACCGTGCCGGAAGTGGAAACAGTGACAATCACCATGAGCCGACCGGTGGCAGAAGCGGTAAAGACAGCCTGTGAGTGGTATCTGAGATTGCACATGGGTCAGTTCTGGGATATGGCGGACGATCTGTGCTTGGCAAAATTTCTCTCAGATGAAGAAAAAGGAGCGTTCAAAACGAACGAGCAGCGAGCAAATGCTTTTGACGTTGCCCTGCATCGGAGGGATACCATGCGGGAGGAAATGGAAAAGCTGTATAACCGTTGCGTTCTCCCTGCTCCAATTTCGGATGTGATGAAAATTCCGTACAGAGCAGAAATTGTTTGGCTGGTCATTCGCCACGCGCTGTCATGGCACGACAACCCGGACGGCGTTGCAGGGTGCGTAAGCTATTACGCACCGTTGAACCGCAGCGACCAGCCGCAACCGAAAATAGAGCTGAAACTGAAAGGCAAAGGTAAAGATCATGGGTAGTGTCTTACAGGCAATCGGCATGATGCCGCTGAAAAAGAACATCCCGCACCCGCGGGCGGCAGACTGGAAACTGAAAACCTGCCCGGAGTGTGGCCGGGAGTGCTGGTATCCGACCAACAACGCGAAGCTGGTTTTGCGGGTCAACCCGGATATGAAGTTTGTTTGCTCGGAATGTGCGCTGAAAGCTGGGAGGAATTGAGATGGAACAGTTTACCAACACGGAAGAGCTGCTTCGGAGAATCCGGGAGAACGTGCCTGAAATTTTGGGCGGCGAAAGTAACCCGGATATGGAAGATGAAGTGGAACAGATCATGTGCGTGGTTGAGAACGCACCGAGGGTCGCCCCGGAGGGGGTGCGCCCGGTGGCGCACATCGCATGGAGAAAACGGCCCAAGCAGTTTGTCGTATATGATCCTGTTCCGACAAACGAGTGTTTGTACGATGGAAAGCCGGTTTATACACAGCGGGTTTTGAAAATCGAAGAATACACAGTGCCGTTTTGTTCTAACTGCGATCACCGTTTGGACGATTGCGCCGGGAGTTTTTGTCCAGTGTGCGGTTCAATTATAGAAGAAAGACGCAGAACATGAAAAAAGAATGTTCCACCTGTGCATGGCATGACGGCTATACATGGGTGTGCTTCAACGGAAATTCTGAGTACCGGGCGGACTTCACTGACCCGGAAAATACCTGCCCTGCATGGGAAGAAAGGAAAGAGCAAAATGAAAAAACTTGAACCAGCGGAAATCCGCAGACTGGCCGCAATCGCCCTCTGGTGGCTGTGTGTTGGCATTGTGCTGTCAAACCTGCTGTCGGTGCTGCTGCAAAACCTGACAGAGTGGATCATGTCGCTTGTCTGAGCGGCCCGCCAAAGCCCCTATCTATATTATATAGGAAACCCGTCGTTAAATTGCCGCCCTGACGAGGCGGCAAGGGGCTTGTATACCGTAGATAAACTAAGGGACACACAGAGAGAAGAGCGCGGAGAGATGCGCTTACCTCCGGCGGGGAAAGGGAGTGCAGAGGGAAAACGAGGGCAGCGTTCCAGCAGCCTATCGGAATAGAGAACGAAAGGAACGCGGCCCGGTGTTTCCCCTCTGCATCGTTCCCCCTCTCGTGTTTGTGGTCCATGATTGAGAAAATTCCATGACGTTTGCGGAAAGGAGGACGTGGAGAATATGACCGGCGGCTTTCGGGTTCGGGAACAGAAATTTATCTGCGGTATGAATTATGCCGCGGCCCCCTCTATGCAGGTGGACTTCTTCGAGGTGACAGAGCAGCAGCACAAGGCCAGCACCCGGAAAGAGAAAGAGCTTGCCACCAGCATTGCCAAGGAATCGTATAATCTGCGCAAGAGTGGTCGGTATCTGGAACTGCTGGCAAACCGGAACTTCCGACCCGGCGACTACTCCGTTACATACACCTACAACGAAGAACACCACCCCGCGCCCGGTGATCTCCAACGTGCTGACCGGGATTTTTCCAACGCCATCAAAGCATTGTACCGTATCTGCGATAAAAACGGAATCGAACACCCGAAGTGGATCGTGGTTTCGGAGTATTGCACGATGGACGGGGACAAGCCGCTGGGCCGTCACCATCATCATGTTATCATGTCCCACCCGGCGGGGTTGACCCGTGAAATGGTTGAAAAGGCATGGGGCAAGCGCGGCAGATCGCGGTGCGAGCCGTTGGAGTTTGACCACAACAGCATTGAATCCCTCGCAAAGTACATCACCAAGAACGTGCGCTGCAAACGTCACTGGCGGCAGAGCCGCGGACTGAAACCGCCGAAGATGCCGCGCCCCAATGACGGAAAAATGAGCCGCACCCGGCTGAAAGACGTTTGCGAGAACCGTCTGGAAGATCGGGACTACTGGGAGCGGATGTACCCCGGCTATACCCTGCACCGGTGCGAGTGCATCATAACTGGCAACGCCACCCGCCACCTGATTGTGCGCCTGTACCGAAAGCCGGAACAGCGGAGGAATAGGAGGAATCAGCCTTGAACCGTTTGACGCTGGACGACCTGCCGCCCAGATACCGGGCGCAGGCAGAAGCACAGATCGCGGCCAGAAGCCGGGGAAAGTGCGCCTTGCCGCAGTCTGTCCCCGCCGCAGTTGCCACCGCTGAAAAAATCGGCATGGATTTTGACAGCCGGGGCGAGTACGAGTATTACATGGGGACGATTCTGCCCAAAGTGCAGACCGGGAAGATCGTGAAAGTGGAGCTGCACCGCACGTTCTTGCTTCTGCCCGCAAAGGAGTATGACGCGGTGAAGCTCCCGGCGGTGCATTATACCCCGGATTTTGTGCTGACCTATGCAGACGGCACGGTGGAAGCCGTCGAAGTGAAATCGAAGTTTGTCCGGCGGCAGCAGCGTGACTACATACACCGCCGCAGGATGTTTATTGACCTTGTGGCCGAACCGCGGGGCTGGCATTTCATCGAGCATATCACCGCAGACACGGCGGCAGAGGTCAAAGCGTGGAAGAGCCTTGCAAAACAGAAAGGATGAAGAACATGGGAAAATCTATGCCGCCCAGAGAAGTGCGGAAGATGATGTACGAAAAGGCTGTCAACCGCTGCGTGGTCGCAAAGGGTGACACTGTGAAGAACATGAAGCTCAACCGGGCCGCTGTGGAGCAGGTGGTGACGTACTGCGCCATCATTGCCGCACAAAACCTTTTCGACCTTGACCGGGACGGGGTGGAACGCTGGCAGGCAGAGCTTATCCGGCGGAGTGAGGTTTACACGCTGGAAACCAACGTGTACGGCACACCGAAAGCACGGGAAAATCTGCGCAAGCGCACGGCCCCAAAGATGAAAGAGGACTTCACCCTGCCGGTCGAGAAGTGGCCGCGCAAAGAGTGGGAGAGGGTGCAGCTCTATGAACGCCGCGGTGCGGGTGATCTTGTGGCCCGTTTCTTTGTAGAGGTCATGGACGGACTGGGCTACACCCCGGAAGAGATCGCCGCCGCCCTGAAAGAGATACAGGGCAACTTCCGGCAGTTCCTTGAATGGTCGAAAGACGGCGAGTATGTGGCCTACTACAAAATGGCCCAGTGCTATGAACAGGCAACGGGCATTGAAGCGGCGATAGACGAAGAACCCGGTACAAAGCCGATCTTCGGGAAAGAAATCTGAGAGCTGACAGGCAGGAGGATAAACGCGGATGCAGAAAAAGGACACCGAACAGATTTTGCTCTACTATGGCAAGATCGAGAAGCAGCTTGATAGTGTCAACATGGAGCTGGCAGAGCTGCAAGACCGATACAGCCCGATCAAGGGCCTTGCGATGGACGGGATGCCGCACGGCAGCACTCCCGGCGACAGCACCGCGTCCCTTGCCGTCAAGCTGGCCGACAACGAAGCATACCAGAACCGGGAAAATGAGCTGATCGTCCGGCGGGTCGTGTTGAAGTCGGATTTACAGGAAATCCGGCAGAAATTAGACAGGCTGAACGATGATTACAAAACAATCCTGAAAGGGCGGTATGTCTACGCCGACCGGTCGTTACAAAAAACGTGGGAAAGCATTGCTATTTCCATCGGGAAAAAGAAGATCACCGCGCAGAGGTGGAAAGACGCGGCTCTGGTCGTTCTGGGAGGGATGTTCGATGAAATTCCCATGATTGAAGAAATCCTCTCCCGCGCGTATGACGCGCGCGATTAAAAGGGCTGGTGTGCTGGGTATGCCGGGAAAGCGATAGAAAATCTATCAGAATCGGCAGAAACAACAGCCAAGACCGTGGGCAAGGAAACAGCCCGGAAACCTGTCTATAAAGGCAAGTTGGTAAAGCTCTATGCGCGTGTGCAATGAACCGCTTCCGCAAATCCTCCGAACCGCTCAGAAAAACAAACTTGCGAATACGCCAAAATAGAACGCCCCCGGCGGGTAATTCCGTCGAGGGCGTTAGTTTATATTCTCACTCGCCAAAACGCACTGTGAAGCCGTCCAGCGGGTCACAGTGATGCTTTTGGAGCATGGCATTGATTTTACGGTCAGATTCGGTCTGCTCCGGTGCGGTTATGATGCAGGTTTGGTCTGGGGCATAATCGACGGTGCAGCCGTGCGGGAAGTAAAACACCCCGCGGCCAAAGTGGTCAAGGTAAGAATCCTGCTGGAACTTCCGGCGCAGGTATTTGTCCAGCATGAAAGAGCTTTTATCCAGATCAGTGCAGAGCCGATACCCGGCGGGATCGTCAATCCACAAAAGCACATTGCCGTCCACCAGAGCGCGGGCGGAGTCCTCCGAAAGAGTGCCGCTGTACACTTTGCCGTTGAACAGGCTGGACAGGATGCCGAACAGCTCTTTTTGAGCCGCGGCGGGAAGCTGCTCGATGCGGTCAACGGCGGTTTCAAAATCTACGCCGTCCAGCTTGTACTTGATTTTGCTGGGATCGTGGATGAAATCACCGGGCATAAGGTTAAGCTCCATTGCAAGGCGGTACTGGTGCTTACAAGGCCGGGTATGACTGCCGCAAACACAGCCGTTCGGAACGTCCAGCGTGACAACATAGTTGCCGTGTCTGCTGCTGAAATAGCCGGTCTGACCATCAATGCAGGTCGGTGTCATGTCCGCTTTGAGGGCGGCAAGGTAGCTTTTGAGCAGCGGGCCGTCCGAAACGGTGGGAATGTGGTTCACCCATTCGGGAGCCTTAAAATCGTCGGGGGGGGTAACATTACGACACATATTTTCACCTCGTTATGTTCTTTTTTGCGTGTGGCCGGGGCGTTCCCGGCTGGCGCAAAATCTCCACTTCAATGATAGCGCAAAACGCGAATAAAAGCAACAAAACGAGAAAGAAAAATCCCCGGCGGGATGCCCGCAGGGGATGGAAGAAATTCGTGCTCAATTCGTGGGGATCGTGAACGTGCTGACCGGGATTCGTTCGGTGACGGTGAAAGTGTAAGTGCCGGGGCTGGTTTCGTGGCCGGAAACATCGACGTTCTCCGGCGCAAGGTGATGAACGGTGCAGAGCCGCATTTTTGCATCCGCCTCCAGCACCTTTAACCGTTCGGTGGAAGTCGTGCTTTCCTGCTTGAAGTATTCTTTAGTCATTTCTTCCTGCATCTGGTTCAAGAGCTGGCGGACAAATTCGTTGGTTTCGCTGGTCATGTTTCGTTGTCCCCTTTCGGTTCGTTCTTCTTGAAGATGATCTTCGGAACGGTGGGCGGCTCACCATGCTGTTTCATGTATTCGCTGATCTCGTTCGGCAGACCGACCGGAAAACCGTTTTCATCCAGCGGGCCGTCATAGCCGGAAAAATCTACCACATGAACCGTGGGCGGCTGGCGGAGCGTCTTGTAATACTGGCCGTCGCTGTAATTTACATCGGTTACATGATCCCACCACGCAATGTCGCCATGTTCGTTCTGGGCGGCTTCCATAGCTGCGCGTGCTTGCTCTTCGGTGAATCCGTCAAAGGTCAGGCGGGAATCGTCGGCAAATTCGGCGACAACACGCCAAGGCGCGAAAAACTGGGCTTCGTTCACAAAAAAGACCTCCTTTTTACGCATTTTGTAAAGCATAGTTCAATCTCTGGCACGAAAAATAGAAAATTCGTTGATGAAAGTATAACACAAAAAGCCCCGGCGGGGAACCGGGAGCGGAGAATCAGAGGGCCGGTCGCCGCTGAAAAGTAAAGCCGGGGTTACGTTCGGTCATTCGTGCAACAACCTTGTCCGCCTGATCTTTCGTGAACCGGGGCGCAAAAACCTTGTTCATGCCGCGCCTACCGCCCCACGGGTCGCAGAGGGTGAAATGCTGATCTCCGGGGCCTTTGCAGTAGATGAAGTAGTAAACCGTGCTGGCCGCGGGCATATCGGGGTATCTGCGGGGCGCGGAACGTGCGGCGACATCGACAGAGAACGCGGACAGCATCGCGCACCCGAAAAGGTGGGTGCAGCAGTTCGTTTTGCGGTCGAAAATCGCGGCTCCGTCCAGATCGCGCCCGTCTGCCGCATACTCCTTGACAAGATAGGCAATTCGTGTACGGGCTTCGGCGACGGTGCGGAAACTCATATCTTCATCGGTGAAATCGGCGGAAGCACAGGTGATAACCTGATACCGGTGGTTCGGATCGTATTCACGCATGGTTTGTATCTCCTTTTCGTTTCGTGGTAGCCTTGCGGCTGGGGCTGGGCTGCTTTGTGCGGTGCAACCCGGCTAGAGTATCCGTTTTATGCGTTGAGCTGTAAAAGCGTGGCTTTCGTGGGGGTCAGATGCCGTGCAAGGGTGTCTGTGTAACTCGCTTCGCCCTCGTAGCTGTCCACGATCTTCTGCTCTGCCTTGCTCATGTCGTGATAGGCTTTCTTGCCGTAGGACGGCGGCAACCATCCTTTCTTCTGGCTGGCGAACAGGTTAAATGACTTCAAAATGTCGTCATTTGAAAACTCAATGTGGCAAGTGCCTTTTTTGTAAAACGTGGCGGTGAAGTAGTGGAATTGCACTTTCTGGCTCTGTCCGGCTTCCCCGGCAGCTTTCAGCGTGGCCCGGAGATCATCACCGTTGTACTTCTTGCCGTTCGTGTCCAGATAGTGCAAGGTGCGTTCAATTCGTGACAGGCAGCTTTCCGCGTTCCAACTGGGTTCAAACCGCCCAGACCAATCGCTGAACGCTTGACACCGGAAAATCACTTTCTTGCCGACTTTGTACGCTTCGTTCGTACACCAGCCGTTGTAGTAGTGGACGTTCTTCGAGTATTCGGAATTGTAGTGCAGATTCGTCCAGTCGTCGAACAGTTCCACGATCTCGCTTTCGATGCCCTGCACGATGTTGGCGGACATTTCTTCCCGGATCGTGAGGATGTTGTAAGGGCTGAAATCGTAATCAACCAGTTCGGAAACGCGGTTGTGATATTCGTCCTGCATCGCTCTGGTTAAGTTGTCCCGGATTTGGGGTAGGTCAAAGAGCTTTTGCCAGTACAAGCCGCGCAAGCTGCGGATCGCTTCGTTATAGCTCTTGTTGAAGTTCAGCACTTCGGTTTCCTTGTCGTCTGCGGTAGCAGCAGAAAACAGGCTCTTGATTCCGTTGTACTCTTCGTAAATACGGCGGATGCCCTCGGCGGCGGCGTTGTACCGTTCCACCGCGGCGGCGATGGGATCAGCAGACACCAGCGCGGCAAGCTGCGGATCGGCTTTCATGTGGTCGGTCATTTCGTTGTTGAGTTCCAACCGGATTTTGCTTACTGGCTCCTTGTCGGGAATGTCAACGGAGATCAACGCCACTTCAACGCGGGCGGCGCGGCGGGCGTTCTTGAAAGCGTCCGGGATGTATTTGATCTGGGCGTTGAGTTCGTTTAGCTTTTGAGCCAGCTCTTTCCGCTCGTTCGTGTAGGGATTGCGGATCGTTTCGGCGTTGAGCAGACAGCGGATTTTGCCGCCGTCTTTCATGATCTCTAAAGCCTTGAGCAAGTGAGCAGCACCGGCGGAAAAAGGCGGGTTCATGATGATCGCTGCGTATTTCTTCGCGGGGCGGAACGTCAAGAAGTCGTCATGCACCACGCGGAAACCGTCTTTCTTCAATTTGGCGCGGAAGTCGCTGGAAAGCTCGATGCAATCCAAATCAAACTCTTTTGCCTTGCTTTCGTCGTAACGGTCAATCTTTCCCGTTTTGGGATCGTGCCGAATCTCTGCAACGGCGTGAATCTGGCGGGCAAGTGCGCCGTCACCGGCAGAGGGTTCAAGGATGGGCTGCGGTAGGTGCTTCCAGCCGTATTTTGTGCTTTGCAGACTGTAAGCCATTTCCCACGCGAGATTGTCCGGGGTGGGGTAAAAGTCCCGGCTATCGTTCGGGGTTGTCATGGTTCGTTCTCCTTTTCGTGTTGGATTCACCCCGGCGGGGTGTGGGATCGGGTCGCTTTACGGTGCGGCCCGTCAAGGTATCCGTTTCACTGCTGGGCTAAAATCGTGCTCAACCATGTGGAAGAATCAGCGCAATCAACCATTTTCGTAAAGTAGCGGCCCGTTACAAGCTGGAACGCATATTGCGTGGTGTAAGTGCCGCTGTACATTTCCCGGCTGCAAAACTCTTCGATGTTGTTCCGGGTGTGCCAGTTGCGCGGCGGCAGCACGTTCAGCGCGTCCTCATAGTCCTGTTTCGTGATCTCGACCATTTCCGGGGTGAGCAGTCTTTCCCGCTCAAAGTTCAGCCATTCGCCGTAGGTCATGACAGCATAAGAGCGGGCCTTTTCTTGCGCAAGGCGGCTTTCCCAATATCCCCGGTCGCTTTCGTAGTCGCCGGACTCGATGATCTGGGTGATCCGCTGGATGCTTTCGGCGGTGCTCTTCCGGGCGGCGTTCAACACCTCTTCGGCAGTGCGGGGCGTGGGCCAGCCGGACACGGTGAAAGCGTAGATCTGGACGTTGGGAACATCCACAACAACAAGTTCGTTCTTCTCTTCGTTGGCGGTCATGGTATAATCTCCTTTTCGTTTTCGTGATTCACCCCGGCGGGGTGTGGGGCTGGGCTGCTTTGTGCGGTGCAACCCGGCTAGAGTGTCCGCGCTGGAATCATGCCAGCACACCGGCGGCGATGCTTGCAAAGTCGAGCTGTTGGACGCTGGGAACCATTTCGGGGATCGTGTCCTTTTCCAGTTCGTCAAGGGCCATCACAAACGCGGCGGCTTCCCGGTCGCTGCTGATAAAGTCGCAACGGTAATTCGTGAACTGCTGGACGATGGAAGAAAACGCGGGGTCGTTCTTGCTCTTCTGGTCAAACGTCTTGACGGCTTCCCGGTATTCCTTGCTGTCGTTGTCGTCGTTGGTGCGGTAAAAGTTGGAATACCACTTTTCAAAAACCGGCTCTAATTCTTCCATGCTCACGGTGACGGCGGGGGCTTCGTCTGCTGCTTTTTCGGCAGCTTTCCGGGTGGCGGTCGCCTTGCGCCATGCTTCCAGCGTGGCAGCTTGTCCGGCGCGGTCGGTTTCAGGAACGGCCATAAATTCGTGCATTGCCTTGCGTTCTGCCTTTTTGAGTTCGGCAATGTCGGCGGCGGGCTTCTTCGTGGTGCGGGGCTTCTTCGGGGCCGGTTTCGTGGGAAGCGGTTCAACGTGAACCAGTTCGGGAAGTTCGTGGTGCTCTTCAACGATGATCGGCGCGGGGCGGACGGTTTCGGCGGCTTCCTTTGCGGCTTTCGCGGCCTTGCGTTCCGCGGCCAGCTTCTTGTTATAGGCGATGATCTCAGCCGTGGACTTGAACCGGGCTTGCGGGGCGGGCTTGCTGCTTTCAACCTGTAAGCAACTGAAAAGATGGGACTTCGTGGGGTAGTAATGCGGATCGGGTGCGGCTTCCTTGCCCTCTGCCGCGGCCTTTTCGCGCTGCTCTTTGCTGGGCTTCGTGGTGTACTTCCACAAGTAGCATTCAATCAACGCTTTTTCGCCTTTCTTGACGCTCTTGCCCTCTTTCTTCCAATAGTCGAACGTGTGCAGCTCGTCAGCTGCAAACATGATCTCAATATCCGCGGCGGTGGCGGGCTTTTCGTTGCCGTCCTTGTCAACGATCTTGCAAGATGCAGCAACGGCGGCGATCTCTTCCGGGGTGTGGTGCGCGGTGGCGATCTGGTGCAGCGTGGCCGGGTCAAGACGTTCGGCGGCGGCGCGGATGATCTGTTTATTCGTCATGGTAAATACTTCCTTTCGTGTTTCGTTTTGTGGATCGTCCCGGCGGTGTGCCGGGGGAATGGGATCGGGTCGCTTTCGTTCGGTGCGGCCCGTCAAGGTGTCCGGCGGGGTTCAATCTTCGGTTTCGTCGCAATCGTGGCAATACAGCGCGTCAATAACCTTGTCGTCGCTGAAATCGTCCGGGGTTCCGTTGGCATCGACCACAAGATCGATCCGGTCAAAAATCCGCAAATCGGTTTCGCCGTCCACCAGAAAATACCAGTCGTCGCCGTCCAGCGCGTCACTGCACCAGACTTCAATATGGTTTTCGTTGGTGGCGGTCATGCCTTTCACAATGGCCGGGGCGATATACCGCCCCAAAGGGCCGACTTTGTAGGGACAGGCGGCAGCGGCGCGGGGCGCGCTGGACAGCAGCGCGGCGGCAAGTGCGGCGGCGGTCAAAACTCGTTTCATGGTTGCTTCTCCTTTTCGTTTTGTGGTTCGTGTTCGGCTTTCTCCCGGCTGTTGTCGGGGTGGTGGGATCGGGTCGCTTTACGGTGCGGCCCGTCAAGGTATCCGGGGGTTATGCGTAAATTGCGTTGAATGCTTCCAGTGCGCCGATCTGCACGGCCTTTTCGTGTTGGGCGGCTTTCGCGGCGTTCTGGTCGCCGCCGTTGGCTTTCAGGACGGTATAGAACACATCGACAAGCGCGGCTTTCTGCCGTTCAAAAGTCTGCCATGCGTTCCACTGTACCGCGTCGAAAACTTCAACGATGTGCCGGAATCCGCTGGAAGAATAGATGATCTGATAGTGTAAGGTTTTGCAGCGGTTCAGCGCGGCGGTGATCTTGCAAAAATCCTCATAGCTTTCAGCGGTGACGATGTAGCACGGAATGGAAGCGCGTTCCAACTTTCTGATCTGCCAACCGTGGCGGCTTGCAAGCTGGGTTACTTTCTTTTCAAATGCTTTCATGTTACATTCTCCTATTCAGTTTTCAAAATTCACCCCGGCGGGGCGGTGGCATAGGGTTGCTTTTGCGGCAGCGGTGCAGCCCTTGAAAGTGTCCGCTTGACTTTACCGGCGAAAGCTGGTAAAATCATTGCAAGATCGGAACTCGAAAACCTATCTTGCAAGCCTGTCACCCTTTACCGGGTGGCGGGCTTTTTCTTTTGCCATTCGGCAAGAAGAGCGGCCCAAACTGCCCGCTTGACGGCTTTCGGCAGCTTGAAAAACTCTTTATTCATGCTGTTCACCTCTTTTCTGGTTTGATTCACCCCGGCGGGGCGTTGGGATCGGGTCGCTTTCAGCGGTGCGGCCCGTCAAGGTGTCCGGCGGCGGATTAGAACCCCTGATTTTTCATCTGCTGAAGAATGTTCTGGTAAATCGCTTCCCACATTTCAGCATTCCGCACGGCGGATTCATGCGCCATCTTGCCGGACTTTTCATCGCGGGCTTTTTCTTTCCAGTCACAAACCACGAAACCGACACTTGCAAGAACGGTTCTCATGTCCTCAGTGTCAAGGGTGATTGTCATTTTTTCAGCGTCCATAATGTAACCTCTTTTCTGTTTTGCGGTGTTTCGCTTGCTGTGGCTATATCATAGCATGATTCATGCAATGTGTCAAGCATGAATCATGCGATTTTACGAAATGCACAAAAAAGCATGATTCATTCCGTCAATTTTTGCATGGTGCATTCCGGGAAAATTTGATATAATGAGGACAGGCAGAAAGAGAGGTGACAAAAATGCCGCTCACAGACAAGAAAAGAATAACGAATGACCGTTATTTATCAAAGTTTGCGACAAAATCAATTAGAATCCCGAAAGAAATTGAAGAGGATTTGAACACAGCCGCCGCCCACGCCGGGGAAAGCGTGGCGGGGTATATCGTGAACGCCACGCGGGAAAGAATGGCCCGCGATGGATTCCAGCCGCCCGCCCCGGACGACACCCCGGAAGAATGACGCGAAAAAAGAGGTAGACACGGCCCGCCGCCGCGCCTACCTCTTTTTTTGTTGCCCTTTTCCGTGGGGCGTTTTCCGTGGGCGGCTTTTCCGTGGGCGGCTTTTCCGTGGATGCGCACCGGCCCGCCCCGCCGGTGGGAAGATCGCACCCCGCCGCCGCTGCTGCTGTCTGGACACGCCGCCGCCCCGATGATACCCGCCGCCGATCTTCACCCCGCGCCCGCCCGATGGGGACGACAGCAGCACCCCGGCCCCGCCCTACATAGCTATATAGGAGAGGGGACAGCAGCCCCGGCCCGCGCTGGACAGCTCACACCGGCCACGGCCACGCCGCGCCGCCCGCGCTGCTGCACCCCGCCACGCTGGACAGGACGCGCCGCCCCGATGGGGACGCGCCCGCCCGATGAACACACCAGCAGCACCCCGCCCGCGCCCTACATAGCTATATAGGAGAGAACAGCAGCCACACCCCGCCGACCACACCGGCCACACCTCACACCAGCACCAGACAGCAGCCCCGCCCGCCCCACGGCAGCGCACCGGCCCGCCCTACATAGCTATATAGGACAGGACAGTACCCCGCCGCGCCGATGATCGCCGCCGATCTTCACC